CTGTAATGCTTGATCAGCTGCGTAAACGAAAGTCCTGCCGCTTTCCACCTGTTGATCTGTGTTTTCGCTCTGTTTTCTTTCTATGTTTTCTACAACTTTTTCTTGCTTGTTGAATCTCCCCAATGGACTAGCGCATCCCCCGACAATGATGCAGATAATAATTAATATGTAGAATGAGTCTTTATGGAAGTTCCGTTCTTTATACATCCTGAACGTCTCCTAACTTCTCCAACTCTTTGATTTTAAGAGCAGGGGAACCTAGCCCGCCAATCATAGTGAATACTGTGAGTCCCGATTTATCTCCTGCGTATACTCCTCTATGTAGGGTGCTATTAGGTCTCATTAGCCTAGATATTTGCTCGAACGCTTGATCTAGAGAGGCTTCTGGTATCGTGTCTAGTTGCTCTTTTCCTCCTATAACAATTACTCCAGCGCAGTTTCCTGTCGAAATTTCTACTCCTCCAGAAAGAACCCCTTTCTTTACGTTATCTCTAACCGCTCGGGCAAGACTGATTTGGTCGTTCCATTCTTTCACTGGAGTTGCTCCGAACATTATTAGCCCAGAATCCAAAACGCTTTTGAGGTCGTTGGAGTCAAAAGACGAATAGGAGCTATCTTTTGAGGCTGTTAGATTGTAGAGATGAAACACCCCAGCCACGCTCATATTGGCAGTTTCCCAAAACTTTGAAATAGCCAGCCTTGGATACATTTTTGTGATTTTCTCGTTGTCGACTAAAATAAGAGGAGAGACTTTGCCTTTCTCTACTAACTCGTAAGCATCTCTTAGGCAAGTGGCCGCGTTGGCGTTGACTCTCTTGCCTTCTGACTTTTTAGGTAGGGACAAGATTAGTCCGATAGGGGCCTCTATGTCTAGTGTCTCCTGAAGCTCTATAGCCGCATCAACAAGCTGAATCATTGTCCCTGTCCCAGTACCTCCGCCGCCTCCGACGCAAACAAAAATTCTATCAAACTCATCACCGAAAGACCTCCTCATAAAGTCAAGGACGTCCTCCTTCGCGTCTTTAAAGCACTTAGCGGCTTTAAAAGGGTCCTTTCCGGCCCCTCCTTCGCCAAAACAAAACTTATTTTCTAAACTCTTTAAGGTGTTTAGGTCTTGTTGTGCTGTATTGATTGCGCATACTTTTCTATACCCCACCTTGTGGAAAGTCTCTGCTACTCTTGACCCCCCTTGCCCTGAGCCAATGAACGCAAATTTAAACGCTACGTCTACCTTGTCCTCTACCTCGGTCTTAATTTCTTCTTCCGGTTCCGGAATTGGAATGTCTGGAATTTCGATGTCATAAGATAGGTCTTGATCATCACCATATTCACTTACGTTTTGTGCAATATCACTCATCTTCAGTTTTACTTTCTCTTAAAATGCTAGCTAGCCAATCATCCAGCTGGTGCTCGTAGGCTATAGACTGAGTGGCTTCAACCATCTCGTGGTTCCTGTCCACTGGTTTATTTACATATGCTTGTGCTTTTTTAACCCAGTCTTTCTTCTCTTCGTTAGCCATCACTACTTTAGAAATATCGAAAGCCACTTCCTTCTGCTCTTTTGTTAGTGACCTCTTTGAGAACTTTTTCCTTAACAGTTTTCGAATATGATCTTCTAGCTTGTTTGCCTGAATCATATTATCTTTTACTTGCGATAAACTGAAGCTCTGTTTTCCTTCTAGCCCTATTGGAGCTGAATCTCTCTTTTCTTCTAATGGCGTGGAAATTCCTTCCGGTCTTCCCCCCTCTTTCGGGGTATGTTTATATTCCCCGTTCTTGGAGTTCTCCTCTTGGGTGGAGCTGTCTCTTCTTAAAACTATCGGCTCATAAAACCCTTCGTCCTTAAGGTCGTTATATTCTTTTTGAGAATCTAAAGATTCTTGTCTAGTGGGAAGCCTGCCTGTCTTTATTGCCTCCAGTCCCTCTTCGGGGGTCAATACTCCCAGCTCAATTAGTCTAGTGTAGACTCTATCTGCCGTCGCGGAGTCGTCTAAGTCAATATCTTCGTAGTTCGGGATTGGAAAGTTTTTGAAACCCAAGCTTTTACAAATTCTCTTTATCTCTGGCCTCAGGAACTCATGCAAAAATATTTGTCTCGCCTGTCTGAGTCTCTCTACAAACACACTGATCTTTATCTGCATGTTCGCGTACTTTTCTCCGCCGCTAGTTAATATATTGTTTAACCCCACCTGAATGTCTTCATTAACGATTTGGTACTTTCTTGGGTCAAGCAAGTCTGCAATTCTAGGAACTACAAACTCGGCCTTTGTTGTGTAGTCTGCTATTAGAACTCTTCCGACTGATTCGTTTTGAAAGAGTTTCTGCATAGCTAACAAGTTTCTTTGGTTGATGCCTCCTTTGTCTGGGGTGTCTCCCATTGTGACTAAAAGAATAGACTGTTGCATCGTTCTTGCTATTGCCATGTCCATCTTCTTCATTTCTGCTTTCCAGTTTAGATCTTCTAGAATTGGAAACCCCATCGGAACCGCAAATGGCTCGTAGTCTTGTTTTTTGTAAAAAATAGCAGTGACTTTTTCTAGGGGAAGCGGTATCCTTACGGATCCCATCTTTCTTCCTTTTTTGCTGGCTTCCTTTGTCTCTGGGTCAAGACTCTCTAAAACTTGGTGGTCTTCTTCCGTCCTTGGGTTTCTGACTCTTTCGAGCTCGTAGTCGGTCAAAACCTTGAAATAGGTTGGATTAACGAAAGTAACGTTTCCTGTCAGCTGTATGTCAGAAGGGTTCAGTGTTATGTATCTGTTCGGAACGACTAAGTCGTTATCGTCAGCCAATAGGGACGACCCAAACGTATGATTTATCTTCTTAAAGTCCTCTTCGTTGATCTTAGAGTCGAACCTGTAAATAAACACGTTTCCAGACCTGAAGTACTCTCTGTAAAACTTATTCTGAAAATCATTTAAATTAATTTTGTCGAAAAACGATTCTATGAATTTATTTACCTTTTTGCTGCCCCCTGTGAAATATATGTTTCCAGAAGTAAATTCAGTCATTAAGTCCACTGTATTTCTGAATATAGCAAAATTATAGTAGGCTTTTTGGCATAAAATCACGGCGTCCCTGACTGTAATTCCGCTCGTATTAGAAACGTCCTTTGTATATTTAAACGGAATTAGCCCATCTTCTATATTCTTGAATCTGTTCGTTCTAAGGATAGAGGATGACTTGTTTGATCTTGTTCTAGTCCGACTATTTGGATCTGGATATATGTCACTATTCGAAACGGCTGTAGAAACCATTAGTGGTTCTACGGGCTCTACTTTCGGCTTTGCTGACGCCCTAGTCCTTCTGGCTGCGGGCTTTTTTGCGGTCTCTTTTTTCATTGTAAAACTTGGTATTTTTTACACTTTTTAAATCATCATCGGAACAAAAGTGTTATTCACATTCTCTTCCTTTAGGTTAATTATATCGAAATATGACCTAGTTGCCCAATTAGAAAGCATTAGAGTTGTATAGTTATCTTTTCTTGCTCTGTTTACCGAAGTGCTCCTTTTAAGATGTGATGGAAGGTCGAAGGTTTGCACTCCCTTTGTGGTGGATTTTACCTCTACCAGCGCGCATTGCTTTTTCGTTTGGTATACCAAGTCGTCTTGGACTTCGATCAGTTCAAGCACGTTTTCGCAGTTAGTCAGCTTTAGTGGAACCCTTCTGGAAGAAAATTTATTAAATACAGGCCCATTGGCGGTGATTCTGGAACCGAACCATATTCTTTTATGATCGATGTCAGCTTGAAGCCTCTCGTTACCCTTCCTTATGAAATCTGTAGAAAAAACCTGTTTGAAGCAAATCTTTTTATCTTCAAGATTATACTCCATCTTCGCCTTCCTCAGCATAATGTCCCTTTCGACGCCTTCTTTCTCTCCGTGAAAATCGAAAAACTTTATGTTTATTTTATTGTCAAGAAAAAACTCTGATTCATTGGCTCCGTCTATGAACTGATAACCAGCGTTATCTATACAAATCATAACGATATTGAAGTTGGTCATTAGGTAACCTAAATATTTTATATGATCCCTAAGATCTCCTCCAGCTAGAGCGTACCCGTTAACCAGCGTTGCATCTTTTTTCTCTTCGTCTATTTCGAGTAGAGACATAGCAAAATAGTCAGAAGATGGGCTGTTGCTGAAGCTTGGGTCAATACCAAGAATATATTTTTTGTCTGGGTTGCCGTATATTCTCGTCGTTGGCTCTTCTCCGTCCGGTATTGTACAGTCGTGCATTTTCTTTCCGCTAAAGTAGCTATCGCTTCCGTCTGTAAAAGCTGCGCAATATTCTCTCTGAAAAGAAGAGTTCGACAGACCGCCGCCTGCGGCTTCCTCAATGACTGTGCGGTCTATCATTTGCTCTGGCAAGGATTCATAACCCATTTGAGAAATGAAATAAGAGGCTTCTGTCGATTTTTTGTCAGAATATATTTTGCCCATCCAGTCCTTATAAGTTTTATATAAGTTTTCAAATGTGTAGCTAGCAGAAGAGAGAGCCAACATCTTGGTGTTGTTTTCGAAAACCATTCTCTCTCCTTCTTCCATTTTGCCCGCTTTGATTAGCTCGTCTTCTTGTTCTCTGACCTGCAATCTTTTCTTTAAGTCTTGAGGCGAAACCAAAAACGGCATCAAAACATTTTTAATGGTTTCTTCCGGCAAAAGCATAAACTCATCAAGAACAAGCACATTT